CGCTTTAACTGTAATTGTATCGTTTGCAGAATATCCTGCGCCACTCTTGATGACAATTACATCTACTAACTTTCCACCAGAAATAACTGGATTTAGTTTTACACCTGTTCCAGTACTAGTGTTTACAATTAAATCTGGTTTTGAGAAAAATTCACTACCTGTAGTTTCTACTACGACATCAATAATTCTTCCATTAATAATTACAGGTCTTACTGAACCATCTTTTCCTTGTTTTACAGTAACTCCTGGTCTATTATGATAGTTTAAAATAACAGAACCATAGTCACTACCTTCTTCATAAATGTAAGTATCAATGATAGAGCCTCTTACTAAAGGTTTAGCAACTATAGTTCGACTTGTAGTTGCATATGAAACACCAATATCAACCTGAATATCAGGATAATTAAACTTATGATATCCAGTTCCTGTAGAAGTAAATCTTACATAATCTCTTCTCTCATATTCCGTAGTAATAGTGCCACCAACACCAGCGTTTGCTAATTTAAATTCATTATCATTTAATTTTAAAACATAATATTGATTAATAGTAGATAATCCAGAAATAGGATCATCGGAAGTATACTTAACCAACTCACCATCTTCAAATCCATGATTTGTAAATTTAACTTTGGAATCTTGAGTAGAAATTCCTTCTGATTTTACAATCAAATTTCTATTTGTATATCCAGATCCTTCTGATTCAACTTTTATATCAACCAACACATTTTTAAAATCAATAGTGCGGAATTTATGAATACCTCTATTTCCTGTGGTAGTAAATCCTATAGTATTGATCCCTGATTTATAATCAGACTGATTGCCATACAACTGAATTGTGTTTGAATTAACAACTTTTGCGTAGTAAGAACCACCATCTAATAAAGTTTTAGATTGATCTTGATTACTACCATAGTAAGTTCCAATTCCAATTTCACTATTTCCGTTTGCACTGTAAATAATTTCTTGACCATTTGTTAGGTTATGGTCTTGTGCAAAAGTAATAGTTTCTGCAAGAACATTCAAACTATTTAAAGCATCAAACTCAAATTGACTTTGTTTTCTTTCAACGATAGGATCTAAAATACAACCAGATCCATTTCCACCAACGATGCGAACAAAAGAAACAGTGTTAACTTCAACTTCTGGAGTATCTAATAAAATAGATTTGACAGATCCTTGGAGAACTGGTGTAATGAATGAAGTTGCTCCTGTAGATACTTGTGGAGAAGATACACTTAAAATAGGTGCATCTATGACATCATAATCCGTTCCGTTATTATAAATTGTTTTTCCTGATATTGGTCCATAATAAATTTCATCAGTTCCCTTATAACTAATAATCTCGGTTCCATTAACTAACATACCAACAGGTTTTCCTGCCGTAGTTAATTCTTTTTGACCATTATTAGTATTTGGTTTTAATGTAATTTTTCTTAAAGATTTGCTAGATGTGATTTTTTTGTTGTACTGTCTCAAAAGAGTTAAAGAATGTTTCCCAGAAGGATGATTTTGTGAAACACTTATTTCTATAAACTTATCTGTGTAAATAAATGATTTTGAAACATATAAACGGACACTATCTTCAGAAACTATTTTTATAAAATAATTTCTACCAGAAGTTAATCCAGTGATTGGGTTTTCTTCATTTTCTGCAACATAAACTACTTCGTCTCCAGTAATAAATGGTAATGGTAATTGTATTTGTGGGAAAATAATGCTGTTATTAGTTACATTTACAGTATCAGCATTATCAATAAATCTGCTGGCAAAATCAGACTTAATTTCAAAATCTGGTAAAGAGTTTGTTGCTACATATGCATAGTCATCACCATCACTATAAACGTTTTGTATATTTGCAAGTAAATTGGGATATTTTAACTCTTCAGAACTTGAACTGGCATATTTTAATCTTCTCTTTACATCAACTATTCTTGTATTTAAATCAACTCCAGAAATATTTACATAACTCTCTAATTTTAAACTGTAATTTGTAGCATCAGCAATTCTACCAATACCATATACAGTATTCAGTCTTCTATCAATAATTTCTACTTCATCACCCTTTTTCATACTACTCTTATCGAGTAAATCTTTTGTAATATGAGTGGTATTAGATTCGGATGATTCAATTTGATATCTTGAACTTGTATTGTATATCCATGAATTAAATAAGAGTTCCTTATATGTTTTGTTTAATTGTGGATTTACAATATTATCGCCCAGATTTACTACAGTAATACTTTCATCATCATTTGTTAGGGTTGTATCTTCTGGAAAATTTATTTCTGATAGTATATTGGAAACAGAAAATCTTACGATTTTAGTAGTATCACCATTTTCATATGCATAAACATATCTAGTTTCTTTAACAGAATCACTATCCGATATTTCATTAATAATACCAGAACAGTTTAAAAATTGATTTACAGTTTTTTCTGTGTATGTAATCGTATTATCTCCACACAAAATAGTTCCACTTTCTGGAAATCCAATAGTAGAATCTACACTTAATGTTTTGGAACCAATTGGAAAATTTCCAATAACTTTGGATGATGCTGTTATATTAAAAGTTCCATTTATCAAACTTCTATCATCATATCCTTCAAATAAAGAAATCTTATATGTAAATTTTCCTCTCTTCTTTACAATTTCTATTTCCGAAATTGGTCCATTTGCGGTTCCATCGGAACTTACTAAAGTTTGACCAATAATTAAATCTGGATTTAAACCTTCTAACAATTCTCCAAATATAACTTTTCTTCTAATGTAATCTGCAGAAGAAGGTTTAATTAACTGGTCTTCTAAATTTAAGATGCTTGGGGTTATACCATAAAGGACATTAAAAAGAATTCTAAAAGATTCTTCCGTACCTTTGGTTTTATAAAGACTTGATGCTTTTTTAAGAAATGTTCCTACATTTAAACCATCTGCAAATTTTACGTTTTCTAATTCTGGTGTTAAAAATCCTTTAATTTTTTTATAAAATTGCTTTAAAAATACATTACTTAAGTTTTCAACTACATCACCAGATTGATGTTGATCAATTTCTGTAGATTTGAATACTAACTCAGTCCCATAATTACCTTCTTCATATGCTTCAATGCCACTGAATCCTCTTAGACATCCAGAAAAACTAGTTGCAGTTTTTTCTTTATAAGAAATAATTTCATTATTGATCTTTAATAGACCATATTCATCAGGAAATCCAAGAGTAGAATCAACATATATTTCCTCATCACCATAATTAACACTCTGTGTTAGACTATAAGTCCTGGAAAGATTATCCTCAGTAAGAATATCAAGATTCAAATACTGATCAAGGTTGTCCAGAATATCCGTAGGACCACCTTGAAATTCCTGAGACAAATAATATTGAGTCAAAAATTCTACAAAGTTAGTATTTTCCTCTCCAATAAACCTTGGTAGTTGGTTTTGTACAATCTGACTTGTCTTTACTCTTACGTCAAACCCTTCGCTAAGCATATTACCTCGTTAATTTTCCGTTTGGATAACTGGATGATGTTGGGAATGTTAGACCCGATGTGCTTTCACCAGAAGAAATAGTATCTTTCTTCATATTTATAGTAGGAACGCTATTGGATACATCAAAAACTACAAATAAATCTTTCAATCCAATCACGTCATTTGAATCAGGAAATGCCTGAATTTCGATGATATTATCTGCTTGTACTGTACCATTGATTTTTATTGTATTCAATATAACTTCTCCTTCAGTGTAATCTACTATTCCAACAGATTGACCTACAACAAGAGCTTCTCTGCTTGTAGTATCAAATCTAATTAGTGATATTGTCCCCTTTCCAGAACCATCTAGAGAACCATCTTCATTCTTATTTGGAACGTCTGTTAAGAATACTGTTCCTGATTGCCCTTCAACAGTAAATCCTGTACTTTTAATAGTCCCACCAAATGGATTAATGTAAAATCTATTACCAAAACATAACTCATACTGTGCAAATGCATTTATTGTTGCCTTTAAATCTCTTCTCATCCTAACTTTTGTTATATTGGATGTAATTGCATCATCCACTTTATCAATAACTTGACACAATTTACTATACTTAAATCTACCACCAAACTTGTTGAGATCTGTAGATTTTGCGTAGGATTCTAAAGAAGAAATAACTCTTCCTTGAAGTGATTGAATTGTTGATATCTTGGATGCATTAAAGTAGATTGAAGAATCGATTTCAACATAAAGTATTTTGAGATCTATAACTTCTTGATTAATTCCAATAATAGAATAATCTTTTAGTTTTGATTGAATTTGTAATTTAGAGAAGTCTGATAGGAACGTTCCATTTTTAGGTTTAATTGAAATGAAAACTTGACCAAACTTAGGTGGATTTAATTCTTCGCCTCCAACAACTGCTACAGATTCTGTATTAGGGTAAACTTGTTTAACAATAGTCTCATAGTCTCTGGTCGTAACTGCCCTGTTTTGGGCACTGTACTGCTTTGGAGCAAAGTATTTGATACTATCTAAGGACTCTACCTCTGTCCCGTTTCTAGAACTTTGTAGGGTGCTTACAAAGGTTGATTCTGTTGGGGTTACTGGTAAACCATTTGCTCCTTCAAATCTTCCCGTAAATGAGAATGATCTGACTCCATTTCCAGCATCACCATTAGTTACAATGTATGAAACCATCACGACAGCATTGTTATTTAATTTTTTGCCGAAATATCCATCACCAAAAATAATCTCATATTTCTCATCCTTTATTTCTTGTAAAAGGAAGATTTCGGAGGTTCCATCTACTTTGTTTATGTTATCTACATACCTATACTCTGCACCTCTACCAACCTCATTAGATTCACGAACATATACTCTTACTGTAGATGTATCAATATTTGGATTATCTAGAATAAATCTTTGTTTGATAGAATTATCAATTGTAAATTTCTTTTGTACAAAGATTCCTTCATAAATTTCAATCTCATCAAAAAATGCCTGCCTCTCTGTTGTTACATCAACATTAGATCCTGAAAGAGAAGTTGTATTAACAGTG